GCACTTGTGGGCATCACTTACGCCGCCGGCGAGTCGGTCATTGTGGCCCGTGATGGTGATCTGTATGGCAATCGTTGGCGCGATGCACGCCCTGCGGTCGGGTCTGGTGATGTGACCCCTTGGCTTGAGCATTGCAGGGCGCTAGTGCCTAACGCTGACGAGTTGGAACACATCTTTGACGTGATGGCTTTTAAGGTGCAGCACCCTGAGACAAAGATCAACCACGCCGTGTTGCATGGCGGCGATCAAGGGTCTGGCAAAGATACCATGTGGGCGCCGTTCATCTGGGCAGTCTGTGGCCCGCACCTTAAGAATCGCGGCCTGCTGGACAACGACACCATGTCGTCGCAGTTTGGCTATGCCCTTGAGTCCGAGATCCTCATTCTGAACGAGTTGAAAGAACCAGACGCCAAGGAAAGAAGAGCATTAGCGAATAAGCTCAAGCCCATCATTGCAGCGCCCCCTGAGATGCTGACAGTCAACCGCAAGGGCCTACACCCCTACCAGATGGCCAATCGCGTGTTTGTGTTGGCGTTTTCTAACGACCCTGTGCCGATCAGTCTGGACTCGCAGGACCGCCGTTGGTTTTGTGTGTGGTCGCACGCGCCGCGCATGACCGCGCAGGCCGCTGAAAAGATGTGGAAATGGTACAAGGCGGGAGGCTTTGCGGCCATTAGCGGCTGGCTTGCTTCGCGTGATGTGGCCGCATTTAATCCTGGTGCGGCCCCCATGTTGACCGAGTTCAAGATGAACCTGGTTGAGCATGGTATGAGCATGGCCGAAAGTTATCTTGTCGAGTTGATGCGTACCCGCATGGGTGAGTTTTCCAAGGGTGTGGTGGCGTCGCCTTTCCATGCGCTATGTGACCGCCTTGCAGGCGCCGCGCCGTCTGGCGTGAAAGTTCCGCAGCCTGCCTTGTTGCATGCCTTGAAAGAGGCCGGATGGGTTGACATGGGCAGATTGAAATCGCGGGAGTTTGACTCTAAGAAGCATATTTTCTGCGCGCCAGATATGGTTGATGTGTCCAAGTCTGAATTGCGCCGCCTTGTCGAAGATGTGCCATCGCCAATGGCCGTGCGCTTGGTCAAATAAAAAAAAGCCCCTGTGAAGGGGCTTGTGAGGTGTGGCAACTGCTTACAGGTCGAGGAGAACCGCTAACAGCGCACCCAGTATAAGCGCAATTAGTAAAACCATCAATACGCCCTCTGCATTGCTTCCAATGCACCCCGATTCATAAGGCGGCGCGCCTCTGGTCCTTCGGCCATGGCCGCCTTGTATTCGTATTCTTCGGCCTTTCCCTGCTCATGCCGATAACCAAGGTCAACGTAATAATGCTCGGTATATGTCAGCGGGCGGAAAGGCGCAAGCGCCTCTGCTATGGTCTTGTTCATGGCAACACCTCACGGGCAGCACCCGCACATTGTTTGGCGGTCATGGTTTTCTTACTTCCGCCTTCAACAATGGCTTCAAGGGCGGCTTCATAGCGCGAAATAGTAAATTCAAGGTCTGAGATCCGCGCGAACATGGCAGCAATACCCGTAAAGCCTTCGGCGTGTGCAATGGCCTCTGCTTCGTCTGGCGTCAATTTTGTCAAGTCAATCATGTTATACATCCCAGTCTTCGGTTGTTAATTTAATGTTGCAAAAGTCGGCGTGTGCCTTGTTTGTGTGTTCACGCACTAAGGCACAAATAGCATCAATTAATTCTCGGTCTACCAAGTCATTCATGGTAAATATGGCAAAAGGCGCGGCCTCCACACCCTCAGGTGTGAACGCATTGCCACGGTGAAAAGTGACCGTCGTGCGGTCGTAGTGTTTAACGTCGGTCATGGTCAAAAGTTCCTATAAAGAATTTTTCCGTCTTCGGTTTCATGGATGAACGCGCCCTCGTCTTCTAGTTTGCGAATGACCGCGATACGCAAGTCGTCGCCTTCTACGTCATAGTCGCGCGCGATGGCCTCAACTGTGTCTTCGCAATAATCGCAGCAGATAGCAATGGGGTCAAATTCGACGTCGTCGCCCATTGACTCAAGATAGTCAAACAACGCGCCCAGTCCCTCATAAGAGAAATTGTCTGGGCGGTATTTGAAACCGGCGCGGAAGTCTGAAAGTCCAATAGTCTGATACATAGTGTGTCTCCTTAAAAATTGACGCCAGTTAGGCGCGGTCGATGTTGACTGTCAAACCATCTGCTAAATCGCCGATATAGCATGTTCCGATATTGGAATAGATAGCGCAGTACACACGGCGCAGTTTTCCGTTATGACGCACCATCCAACGCGTTGGGATGCGCTTGCCATATCCCGTGGCCGTGTAAGTCAGACCTTGTTTCTGCCACCACAAGGGGCGGTCTAAAACTTCGGCGGTTGTATTTTGAATGTATGCGATCATGATTAACTCCAAAGGATGTCGAAGTAGGCCAATGCGCCTACAGTTAAAAGAAGGCCAATGGCCACGGCGGTGAGAATGTCATACAGTTTGTTCATGCTAGGCGCTCCTCATAAATAGCGGGATATTGGCCGCGCAAATATTCGGCGGCCTGCTTCATTGCTTCGTCAAGGTCTGAGGACAAGTCGAGCATGTAATCGCCTTGGTCTAACAGCTGGATTTGCCCGTCGACTAACAACAAGACAGACACAAAACCATCGCCATCGCAACAATAAGTACCGTAGGACAAGATTGCTTCTTCGTCTTCGTCTTCGTCGTCGTTGACAATATTTCCGCCGGCATAAAAATCCCAACCCTCAAATTCTTTAGGTGTGTAGAAGTTGGCAGGCGCATCGCAAAGTTTGTTTGTGTTGCAAACAAAAAATTGCCCTAGTCTTGTTTCTTGGATTTTTTGGTCTGTAAGGATGTTTGTGTAAAGCGCACAAATATTGCCTTGAAAAGATACGGTTTGTTTAACCCACATGATCAGATCCTTTCAGATATCGGTGTATTGGTTTGCGTCATAAGAGCGCATGATTTCGCGCTCCAGCTGTTGCGCGGTGTAGTTCGCGCTCATCATGGGCAACCACACGCGCCCCTTGATGTGTCGCGCGGTGTCATGGAACACAGCGGTTAGATCAACAAATTGATCGAAGTCGGTCGGCACAGTTTGTTCAACGGACACAGATATCAGTTGAGGCGCGCCGTAATCGCGGTCAGTCACAAATTGAATTTTCATGTTTTGCCTTTCGTTTACTGTAATTTACCGTTTTCGCCGAAGCGAGCTTCTAGCGTAACAGATTCTTTTGCACTTTGCAAGCATGCTGCACAATTATTTGTAACTATGCAAAAGTTGCATAAACCAGGTTTTGTGGACCATGCATGGATAAGAATGTGGACTTAGTGAGGGTTGACGATTGTCCACACGCAAAGCCAACAACGGCGCGGTTTGTGGAGGGTTGTGGACAATGTGGATAATAAAAAAAAGATAAAAGTTTGAAGTAGAGATATATGTATGGGTGTGTGTAACGCTAGGTTGACGTCTCATCCGGCGCCGATTTAAAACGATGGTCCAAATGGTCCACATTGTCCACAAATCCACGCGCAGGGAATTCCCACGCAAAAAGAAAGAACTGGCGCGAAAGAAAATGTGGATCATGTGGACTAATAAAAAACAATTGTCCACATTGTCCACACCAGGTAGCGCGCAGGCTTGTGGCTTGCGTGGCCATGCGACTTGTAACTGATGGTCCACATTGTCCACATGACCCACACGGGCGCGTGGCATGCTGCATGCGGCCAAGGGGGGAGGGGGTAGGGCCGGCGGCACAGGGCCAGCAGAAACGTAGCGTTCACGAACAATTTTTTTTCTTACAGAATTTTTATTTTTTGTTGTAAACTCACAACCACTCGCAAACGCGCAGGAGAACACATGTTCCATTCGATTCCATTTACACCGCGCAAGGTCGAAGCAACAGAGTCGCGCTTGAAGGCGGTATATGACGCAGCCAAGCTGGGCCTCAAGGGAGATGCCTTAGCCTTAGCGGCGGGCATGCTGCCTATTGAATACCGACAACTCACGCAACTTGATCCCGTGGTGGAACTCGCCGCGCAAAAGGGCAAAGCGGATGGCGAGATCGAGTTGTCCAAAGTCATGCACCAAGCCGCCCTTAATGGCGACGCCAAGGCAGCGTTAGAAATCCTCAAACATCAACACGGCTGGGTGGCCAAGCAGGCCATATCTGTCGAGGTGGATCAGCGCATATCAATCACTGGCGCGTTAGCCGAAGCAACCAAACGAGCGCTGACAGTCGAAGACGCAAACATCATAGAAGCCCAAGTAAATGCAATCGACCATATACAGCGCTGAAGACGAACAGGAACTCATGGCGCGTCTGTGGGCGCCAGCGATCAAGGACAACCCTTTGGCGTTTGTGATGTTCGCGTTTCCTTGGGGTCAACCTGGCACGCCGTTGGAGCATTTCAAAGGCCCACGCAAATGGCAACGTGAAGTCTTGCAGACCATTGCTGATCACATAGCTCAAAACAGGGGCAAGCTAGACTTCAATACCCTACGCCACGCTGTCTCATCTGGCCGTGGTATTGGTAAGTCGGCCTTGGTGTCATGGATCACGATCTGGATGCTCTCAACCCGCATCGGCTCGACAACCATCATCTCGGCTAACAGTGAGTCGCAACTTCGGTCAGTCACATGGGCCGAGATTACCAAGTGGCTAGCGATGGCGCTCAACAGTCATTGGTTTGAGGTTAGTGCGACCAGACTGATGCCAGCCAAGTGGCTCACGGAATTGGTCGAGCGTGATCTTAAGAAAGGCACGCGCTACTGGGGTGTAGAGGGACGGCTCTGGTCAGCGGAGAATCCCGACGCTTACGCGGGTGTCCACAACTTCGACGGTGTGCTAGTCGTGTTTGACGAGGCGTCTGGTATTGACGACAGCATCTGGGCGGTGACGTCTGGCTTCTTCACAGAGAACACGCCTAACCGTTTCTGGATGGCGTTTTCTAACCCACGCCGTAACACTGGGTATTTCTACGAAGCGTTTAACAGCAAGCGGGAGTTCTGGACGACCAAGGTGGTGGACGCGCGCACAGTCGAAGGAACTGACAAACAGGTCTACCAGCAGATCATCGACGAATATGGCGCTGACTCATCGCAAGCCCACGTCGAGGTGTACGGTCAATTCCCATCCGAGGGCGACGATCAGTTCATATCGGCCAGTCTGGTAGACGAGGCGATGAAGCGGCCTAAGTATCAGGACGCCAGCGCACCCATCGTGATCGGCGTAGACCCCGCCCGCTTTGGCGCGGATGCAACAGTCATCGCTATCAGGCAGGGGCGGGACATTATTGCCATTCAGCGCCACAGGGGCGACGACACCATGACTGTCGTGGGTCATGTGATCGAGGCGATTGAGGAATACAAGCCAGCTTTGGTCGTGATCGACGAAGGAGGCCTCGGCGCAGGTATTGTGGATCGTTTGAAAGAGCAGCGATACAAGGTCAAAGGCATCAACTTCGGTAATAAATCTACAAATCCCATCATGTACGGCAACAAAAGGGCTGAAATGTGGGGCAAGATGAAAGATTGGCTGAAAACTGCTTCAATTCCGCTTGACAGATTCCTCAAAACTGATCTAATTTCGCCTATGATGAAGCCCGACTCCAAAGGGACTATCTTTTTGGAGTCGAAAAAGGACATGAAGGCACGCGGGTTAGCCTCGCCTGACGCGGCTGACGCTATTTGCGTCACGTTTGCCTTCCCAGTAGCCCACCGTGAGGCGCGTGAATCCACGCAGCGCCGCACGTACAGTGACAGAGGCGTGGTTGCAACTTCTTGGATGGGGTCGTAATGGCTAAGAAAAGTGTTTCCTTAAGCGTCGGTCGTGGCGAGAAGTTGCCTGTTAGCAAAGGTGCTGGTTTGACGGCCAAAGGGCGTGAGAAGTACAATCGAGAAACTGGCAGCAATCTCAAGGCGCCAGCGCCTAACCCCAAAACTAAGGCAGATCAGGGGCGCAAGGATTCATTTTGTGCAAGAATGGGCGCAGTAGCGGCCAACGCCAAAGATGGCGAACGCGCTAAAGCAGCTCTTAAACGATGGAAGTGTTAATCATGGCTACTAAACCTGGACTTTATGCCAATATCAACGCAAAACGTGAGCGCATAGCCGCTGGCTCTAAAGAAAAGATGCGTCAGCCAGGCGACAAAGGTGCGCCAACTGCCAAAGCGTTTAAAGAATCTGCCAAAACTGCAAAGAAGAAATAATCATGCCACTGGTTAAATCAAAATCACCCGAAGCCTTTCGCAAGAACGTTAAAGCTGAAGTTAAAGCTGGCAAGCCCGTCAAGCAGGCCGTGGCCATAGCGTATTCAGTCAAACGTGAAGCAGAAAAGAAGAAAAAATAATGGCTGATCCAACCGGAATGGTCGCGGCGGCTAATGTAGCGGCTGGCGGCAAACCACCAAAGTCTGACTCAGACATTCTGACAACCGCCCGCGCTCGACTGGATATGGCAGTCGCCGCACTGGCTGAAAGCCGCGAAGACGAAATTGACGATCTGCGCTTTTACGCTGGATCGCCCGACAACCACTGGCAGTGGCCTGCTGACGTCCTCGCCACTCGCGGTGCGGTGCAGGGCCAGACGATCAACGCACGCCCGACACTGACAATCAACAAACTGCCGCAACACGTTCGTCAAGTGACGAATGACATGCGTCAGAATCGCCCAGGCGCCAAGGTCATCCCAGTCGATGACAACGCCGACGTGGAAGTGGCAGAGATTTTCAACGGCATGATTCGCCACATTGAGTACATCTCTGACGCTGACGTGGCCTACGACACGGCCTGCGAGAATCAGGTGTCCTATGGCGAAGGCTACATTACCTTGATGACCGAGTACTGTGACGAGAACACATTCGATCAGGACATTAAGATTGGCCGTATCCGCAATTCCTTCTCGGTCTACATGGATCCTTTGATCCAAGACCCAACTGGTGCGGATGCCAAATATTGCTTCATTACCGAAGACCTTACAAAAGCAGAATATGAGCGCCAGTACCCAGATGCTGCGCCTATCTCTACGCTCCAGTCCCTCGGTGTAGGCGATCAGTCGATCAGCAACTGGCTCAATGAAGACACAGTGCGTATTGCAAGTTACTACTACATTGACTACGACAAAACCAAGCTGAATTTGTACCCTGGCAATCAGTCGGCCTTTGAAGGCACGCCCGAGGACAAGATGCTCAAGGACATGTTTGGCAAGCCAATCAAAAGCCGCATATCTGAGCGCCCACGGGTGATGTACTGCAAGATCAACGGCTACGAAATCCTTGAACAAAAAGAGTGGGCTGGCAAATGGATCCCCGTGATCCGTGTGATCGGCAACGAATTCGAGGTTGATGGCCGTATTTACATTTCTGGACTTGTCAGAAACGCCAAAGATGCCCAGCGCATGTACAACTACTGGGTGTCTCAAGAAGCTGAGATGCTGGCGCTCGCCCCCAAGGCTCCGTTTATTGGCTACGGCGGCCAGTTCGAGGGCTACGAGGACAAGTGGAAGACAGCCAACACAAACAACTGGCCATACCTTGAGGTCAATCCAGACGTTACAGACGGCCAAGGCGCAGTCTTGCCACTACCCCAGCGGGCACAGCCGCCAATGGCCTCTAGCGGCCTTTTGCAGGCCAAGGCAGGCGCATCTGAGGACATTAAGTCCACAACGGGTCAATACAACGCCAGTTTGGGCATGGGTTCCAACGAACGGTCTGGTAAAGCCATTCTGGCTCGCCAGCGTGAGGGTGATGTAGGTACTTTCCACTATGGTGACAACCTGACCCGTGCCGTGCGCCATGTGGCCCGTCAGTTGGTGGACTTGATCCCCAAGATTTACGACACACAGCGCATTGCTCGCATTATTGGTGAAGACGGCGAGACTAAGATGATCAAGATTAATCCTGATCAGCCGCAACCGGTCAACAAGATTGTCAATGAGCAGGGTATTGTGATCGAGAAGATTTACAACCCTGGTGTCGGCAAGTACGATGTGGTGGCTACAACTGGCCCAGGCTACGCGACCAAGCGCCAAGCGGCATTGGAAGCCATGGCTCAACTGCTTCAGGGCAACCCACAACTGTGGTCTGTGGCTGGCGATTTGTTCGTTAAGAACATGGACTGGCCTGGCGCACAAGAGATGGCCAAGCGCTTTGCCAAAACCATTGATCCCAAGTTCTTGTCGGACGGCGAGGACGATCCAGCATTGCAGGCGGCGCAGCAACAGATTCAGGCCATGGGCGCTGAGATGGAGCAAATGTACCAGATGATCCAGAATGTCGGCAAATCAATCGAGATGCAAGACCTGGAGCGCAAGGACTTTGAGGCTCAGATCAAACTGTATGACGCCGAAACCAAGCGAATTGCTGCGGTTCAGGCCGGTATGACTGAAGAACAAATCCAAGACATTGCCATGGGTGTTGTCGCTGCGGCCATGGAGTCGCAGAGCATGATGAATCAGATGCCTGAGATGCGTGAGGAACCCATGCCTATGGAAATGATGCCTCCTGAGATGCCACCAGAACAACAGATGATGCCTCCACAAGGAATGCCACAATGAAAGCCGCAGATTTTATCGGAATCTTATTCCTAGCCCGTGATGTCACTCACTCGGTGCATTTGAACACCCGCAGCTACAGCAAGCATGTGGCTTTGAATGCTTTTTATGATGGCATCATTGACCACGCTGACGCATTTGCTGAAGCCTACCAAGGCCGTCATGGTCTGATTGGCCCAATCACTCTACATTCGGCCAAAAAGACGGCCAATGTAATTGAGTTTTTGCAAGATTCACTTGCCGAAATCGAAGCTAATCGCTACGATGTGTGTGATAAATCTGATTCATCATTGCAACAATTGATAGATAATATCGTTGAGTTGTATTTGACCACACTGTACAAACTCAAATTCTTGGCATAAGGATCATCATGGAACTTTTAAAACCTCTTAGCAAAGCTGACTTCCCTGCCTATTCTGTGGCTTTTACAGGTACAGCGGGTAGCACTTCCACATGGAACGCTGGCCCTCAAGGCGTAGTGGTTTGGTCTGACCAACCCTGCTTTGTGGAAGTTGGTGAAGCTGCTGTGGCCACAACTGCCAGCACACCTATTCCTGCATTTACGCCCATCCCGTTTGCAGTGCCAATTACTGTTAGCGGCGTATGGCGTGTAAGCGCTATCCAAGTGTCCACTGGTGGCACTATCTACTGCAAACCGATTAACAAGCAATGAGCTTCGGCGTAGCCCTTCGCAATAGTCTAGCCCTTGGTTTGGGTGGGATTGTGTCGTTGTTTAGCGGGCGCGCCAGTGAGCAAGCCCAAAACAACTTGTTGTGCGAAAATGGTGACAATCTCGTCCAAGAGGACGGTGGCTTGATTCTTTTGGAGTGACCTAAATGGCCGTATTTCTCTCCCCAGTGGGCGGCGCAGCGGCCCAGTTCTTTACCAACACCGGCGCTGTGCTGACTGGCGGCAAGCTGTATACCTATGCGGCTGGTACAACAAGTCCTTTAGTTAGCTATACAACTAGCGCGGGAAATGTCGCCCGCACTAACCCTGTCGTTTTAGACGCTGCTGGCCGAGTGCCTGGCGGTGGTGAGATATGGCTTACATCGGCGTCTTATAAGTTTGTTCTTACTGATTCAACAGACGTATTGATTGCCACATACGACAACATCTCTGGTATCGGTGCAACATCCGTAATAAATTACACAGGAAATGGGTCAACTGTTGGGTACGCGGTTTCAGGAAATGTGAATGATGTTTACATTAACGGCGTATATCAAAACAGAAACACGTATTCATTTGCAAGCGGCACATTGACATTTACTCAAGCACCGCCTATTACTTCTTTAATTGAAATTCTGTACAACTGATAAGGAATAATCATGGCAGATCTAAAAATCTCCGCGCTAACGGCGTCCACAACACCCCTTGCTGGCACAGAGGTACTGCCTATTGTTCAAAGCAGCACAACAAAACAAGTTTCTGTAGCAAACTTGACTGCTGGCCGTTCTGTTGGTGCTAGCAATTTCATACCATCTGGTTCAACTATACCAACCAATGGCCTGTATTTGCCCGCTGCTAACGCAGTTGGACTTGCAACAAACAGCACAAATGCGATCTATATAGATTCATCCCGAAATGTAATGATAGGAACTACTACTGCATTTGGGGCTGGTGGCTTATCGTTTGATAGAAGCAGTAATTCTAATTTTATTAGGATTGTGCAAAATTCAATTGTAGACGGGGCAACACATCAGTCTTTTCAAACAAATGGAACGCAAAATGGTTATATTGCTACTTCTGGCGGTGTAACAATTTTTTCCACAACATCTGACTATCGCATGAAAGAAAATGTCGTCCGAATGACGGGCGCATTGGATAAAGTTGCTTTGTTGAATCCTGTTACTTTTGATTGGGTTGATAGCAAAAAAAGTTGTCAAGGTTTTATTGCCCACGAATTGCAAGCCGTTGTTCCCGAATGTGTGTTTGGCAAAAAAGACGCTGTGGATAAAGAAGGCAAACCCGTTTTGCAAGGCGTTGATACATCGTTTTTGGTGGCGACTTTAACTGCGGCAATACAAGAACTTAAAGCCGAATTTGATGCTTACAAAGCGACCCATCCGTAAATTGGAGAGAATAAAATGGCATTGACCAAAGCAAGTTTTTCAATGATCACAGGAGCGCCAGCTAATGTGAAAGATTTCGGCGCGGTGGGTGATGGCATTACAAATGATCGTGCTGCAATCCAAGCGGCGTTTGACGCCAGTACAAAAGTGTATTTCCCCGCCGGAACGTACTATGTGGGTCAACTTGCAAATGGAAATACCGCAATTGATTTGCGGGGAAAAGGCAACAACATCACCATTTTGACGCAGGGTTTTGTTGAGTTGGTCTGTGAAACAACCACCGACTCAGAGACTTCATTTTTCATATTAAAACCAGCTAACGGCTCAACATCTTCACATTTTTACTGTGACCCGATTCGTTTTAGGGACACAGGATTTACATCCACTCTCCCTTACCGAGGTGCTATTGGATTCCTAGTTCAAAATGGAAATTCAAACTGGGGAAATTTGCGTTTTCTTGGCATTTATTGCCAAAATTGTTATGGCGCACTCCAAGTTACAAATGACTTAAATACAGATGTAATCAACAATAGAATTCGTGGAATATTTATTGATGAAGTATTTGTTGATGGTGGAATTTATGGTGTAAACCTTGCCGCACAAGGCGATGGTGTTTACATTAAAAAGATTGTTACCAATGCTGTTTACCGCCCACTTTTTGTGTACAACGTCACATCAGTTGAAGCGGTGGTTTTTGCAAGAAACAACTTAGGCACTTCAGGCGTAATAAATATTGGATGGTTTACTAACGCAGTTGGCCCTGCAACTTCTGCAATCAAAGTGCGGTATGTTGCTCGTCAATGTTCAACAGCGGTGAATCATGTATTGATAAATGTGATTGGCCCAAATTTAGGGGTAATTGAAGGCATTGATCTTGATCTTGATATTGAAGATGATGTTGCCAATAACCCTGCCGTTCTTTTTGTAACTTTTGCATCTTCTGGTGGCTTTCCAACATCGGCTACTTTAGCGAACACTGTTACGGATATTGTTATCCGTGGTCGTGTCGGTAGCGTAACAAACAATATTACTAGCCAAGCAAACTATACAACGCCAGGCTTGATTACATTGTTAAGCACAAACATCCCTGTGGATGCAACTGTGTACAACAATTTTCTTTTTTCCACTGTTAGATCGTATGTGCCGACATGGACGGGTTCAGTCAGCAATCCAGCTATTGGCAACGGTACCTTGTCTGGTGTTTTTTCGGTGCATAACGGTTTGTGCCAAGTAACAATCCAAATGACTGCTGGATCAACCACAACGTTCGGAAGCGGTGTTTGGAGTTTTGCTTTACCGATAACCAATAGGTCAACACTTGGTGTTTATGGTTCAGCAAGAGCACTTGATAGTGGGGCGACATATTATGTTGGAACTGCTGAAATTGGCGCAACACTAGTTACAGTAACTTTTAACGCTACAAGTACACAAGCGCAAAGCACCGTGCCGTTTACCTGGGCAACAAACGACAGTTTGTTTTTGACCGTTACCTATCCAATTTGAGGTGTTCCATGAACATTACTGAAAAAATTGATTGCATAAAAACTAACGAAGATAAAAGTGTTTATGTAAGAACCTCAATAAACACGTATGAAGATGGCATCTTGATTGACTTTAAATTTAAACAAGAAGTTGTTAATCCAGGGGACGATTACAGCAATCAAGACAATCAAGTAAAAGCCGTTTGTACCGTAACTCATACTGCTGACGTTGTGGCTGCTTATCAAGCCGCACAGAAAGCTGTTCAATTAGTTGCACAGTCAGAGTAATCTGGTGTAAGATTAAAACAACTGTATCGGCCCAGTAGACCGAGGAATCTTAGGATTCATAAAAAATGACTGAAGAAGTCCAAGCCCTAGCGGAAGTAGACTCCGCGCCAACCACGGATGTGACGGCCACACCTGAAGTTGCTGAAAGTACGCCGGAAGTCGCTGAGAACCAAGTTGATCAGGCCGAGGAGAAAAAATACTCCCAGGCTGAAATTGATGCGATGATCGGCAAACGCCTCGCAAGAGAGCAACGTAAGTGGGAAAGAGAGCAAGCAAATCGGTCTGCGGAATCGCAAATCGTGAAAGCTGCACCAACTGCGTCCG